AAAGGCGATGCGCTCTCAAGGCACAGCAATAGCTGCAGCCGCAGGGGCAGGTGTGCAAGGCGCAAATGTAGAACAGCTTATAAATGACTTTGAGCGTTCTGAGGGTGTACTTACAGACCGTGTTTCGCAACGCCTAGAAGGTATGCAAGCCCAGAACGAAATGGACAAACTTGCATTCCAATCTGAAGCGCAAAGCAGAATTAACTCAATGCAACCTGAGAGTTTTACAGAAACATTATTCAAAGTTGCCGAACCAATAGCTGGTTTCGGCATCGATTATTACGATACGCAAGCGCGTCTCGCAGCAGTATAGGGGTATAATTAATGGCTAGAAGAGTAGTCGGAAACCCGTTCGAGAACCAATTGCCCACAGTAGCAGCGACTGCACGTCCTGTAGATACATATGTTCGTGCTGTTGTAGACAAAAGTCCACTTGAAGGATTAGCCAAATTATTAAGTAATCTTGAAAAGAAAGCTGTTCCCGCACTTCAAAGAGAAGAAGAGAGAAGGGCAGATGCTGAATATGCTGAAGGCGTAACACTTTACAACAAAAACCGTATTGAAATGGGACAAGCCGTTAAGGATGGTCTTATTGAAGAAGGTGCAAGTCCATATCTGAGAAAAGGGTACAGAGTATCACATCTCAATGCGATGGGCGCACGATATACAAATGAACTCAGCAATGCTTTAGATAACCAAGAACTTTATAAGAATGGTAATCCTGAAAGCATCTCAGAGTTTACGAATAAATTTTATACAGATTTCCAAGAAAACAATGGTCTTGATGATTATGAAAATCTTGAAGTGGCTGAGTATTTCTCAGGCGCAGCATCAAAAGCAAATGAAGCATTCCGTCAATCTTGGACTGAAAAAAACGTGGCATGGCAGAAAGACCAAAACTATGCTGCATGGACAAATGAAATAAGCACATATGCAGATGCAATGTTCTTAGAAGATGACACTGATATAGAGCGTACAATCAAAGCAGATGGCATGGCTAAATGGCTAAACAACAAAGCCAAACTTGCTGAAATAGATGGAATGGACAGAGAGAAGGTCAATAAGACTATAATTGATGCCATTGTATTGTCAGCCTATGAGTTGAAAGACCCAGATGTTCTTGATGTACTAGACAGTGTTGTAACAGGAACTGGTAAGTTGGGTGGAAGTATTGCGGCTCGTGAAGCTGTTTTTGATGCTCGTGCTAATATATCAACGATTATTGCTAATGAAGAAGTGGCAGCAGGTAAGGCACTCGCTCTACAACAGAAGAAGTTTGTTGCGAATGCAGAGACTGACATCACAAGTCTAATTATACAATCCACAGTATCAAATATTACACCTGAGAAATTAGTAGAACTAAACGGTCAGGTTGATGCTGTCATGGTTGAGCTGATGAAATCAGGACAACAAGGTAACAGTGATGCTTCTAGTCTTTATAGAACCCTAGTTAAGTTTCGACAGGCGCAAGCCAAGGTCGGTGCTGAAAACAGAGGTGATAAAGATGACGCATTTGCAGCTGTCATGTCACAGCTTGCATCTGAATCTAGCATAACTGATGTATATCAATTACTTACAACGGCTGTTGAAGATGATGTTATCGACCCAAAAGATTCAACAACGCTGCTTAGTCAGTGGAAAACTGTTTATGGAACAGGTGAAAGCCTTGATTTCTTAACGCCAAATTCACCATCTAAAACTGTAAAAGGTACTCTTTTAAAAGCTATTGGTGGCCTAAATACATTTGACATCACTGGTGATTTAAAAGTTCGAAATGCCAGTAATATGTTTGATAAAAATTACATGGAACAAAAAGTCATTTGGAAACAGGCTAATCCAGATGCAATGTTCACAGATGCCGTTCAGTATAAAATTGCACAAGATGCTGCAATATTAACTGAAAGGTCTTTCATTCCATTAGATGACGCAGGTGCTGCCTTATCTGAACAAATGACAAATGAAGATGACTTTGATGCTACGGCGCAAATGCTTGCAGATGATGAAGCAGCTGCAGCTCTCGCACAAGAAATTATTGATGCATCACAATCAAATGCTGGCGGAACATCATTAACAACAGACGAAATGCTAAACCAAATAGAGGGGGTTAACTAATGGCAGATGAAAATGTGCAAGAGTTTAAAATCCTCAAAAATCCAGAAGAGCTACAACGAGCCAAAGATATTCTCATAAAAGGTGGAGCTGGTTCAGTTCCTACCTTTGAAAAGATATATGGTGCTGGTTCTGCAGAGAAAGTCATAACAGATACATATGAGTTACCTGCGCCTGTAGAAGAAACAAGTATGTTAGGTAACGTGTTTAATACCGTTAAAGATATGGGTATTGGTCTTGCTGATGGCGTAGAGACAGCAATCAATGAAACCGCACAAACAATTAATAGTGCAGGTGAGTTTCTTGAAGATAAATTCAATACTGGACGACTTGTTTGGGAAGATAATGATAATGACGGCAAGGCAGATAGTCTTATACCTACTTATTATGACAGAGAGAAAGTTGTCGCCAATAAAGACAAACTAGGTCAAGATTTCATAACAAGTGCTGTAGAAAATATAGACCTTATATCAGAACCAGAAACGGCTGCTGGTAGTATCGTTAAAGGCATCTCACAGTTTGCCACATCATTTTATGCGCTTGGAGGCGGCAAAAGTCTTGCAAGAAGTATAGGTATTGGTGCTGTAGCAGATGCAACAGCCTTTGACCCATATGATGCAAACATTTCAAATTGGCTAGTTGATAATGACTGGGCAGTCCCATATTTAAATGAGGCATTAGCCACTGATGCTAATGATGACGAATGGGCAAACAGGCTTAGAAACTCTGTAGAAGGTGGTATCTTAGGTTTAGGTGTAGAAAGCGTTGTAGGCATAATTAGACTTGCTCGTGGTTCTCGTAAGGCAAAAGTTGAAATTGAAGAAAATGGCGTGGTATCTGATGAAACATTGGCAGAAATTGCAGATGCAGAGACAAGTATTAAGCCAGAGAGTGAACTTGAGGTTGATGCAGATGTAGAACCAGTAGTGGTAAAGGCAGATGCAAAACCCCCCAAAGTTAAGACGACTGCACCAAAGCAACCAAAAGCACCTTCAGCTCTTATTAATCCTGACTTTGTTCGTAAGACTATAAATAAAGTCAGAGTAAAAGGTGAGGTCGTACCGATAGGTACATTAGATGCTGATGGTAACGATATGGGTCTATTTAATTTTGAAAAAATGGATGGGCCACCTGACGCATTTAAAATTATGGAAAGCGTACAGGCACAACTGTCATCAGGAAATGTTGCTAAAAGTTTAGGGTTAGATAAAAAAGAAACGCTTGAACAAGTCTATAATGACTCGGTTGAACAAGTAGCAGAGTTAACAGGGGGTAAGCCTACAGATATAGGTAAAACCTACCTAGATGCTGCAAAAATCACCACAGACAGCGCACAAAAGATTGTGTCAGGTAAAATGATATTACAATCAACTGGTCGCAGAATTAATCAATTGGCAGACATAATAACAAAGATGCAGCGTACAGGTGATACAAACACTGCAATTGAAAGACAGTTAGTCGACTTAATGAAGGTACATGCTGATGTTCAAATGGCTGTTAAGGGTATTCAAACAGCAACGGCTCGTGCTGTCTCAGCTGGACGTATTAGAACTGCAGATGCATTAGATGATTTAGCCTTAGATAGATTGGTACAATTTGGTGGCTCAATGGCAGTTAAGAAGCTGGCAAAGCAAATACAAGGTGCTAAAGGTAATCCAGCTGCGCAAGCTAAACTTATAGAAAAAGCAAACTATAATAAGGTGTTAGGGGTCATAAATGAAGTATGGATTAATGCTATACTGTCTGGCCCACGTACACATTTCGTGAACCTTGGTTCAAACACATTCAACCTCTTAGCAAGACCTGCAATAAGAAGTGTTGGAGGTGTCTTAACAGGCAATATGCAAGTTGCTGAAGAAGGTGTTAGGCAATATGTTTATCTACTCAATGAAGTTCTTGAGTCTATGAAGTATGTTGGAACACTTGGTTTCCAAGGTGATGATAGTGCAATAGCAAATACGTTTCGCTCATTCTATCAAGGTGAGGGTGTTCTTGATACTGCTACTAAGTTTGACCCTAGTGTAGGGCCAAAACGTGCAATTACATCTGACAAAGGTGGTATTGTTGGTGGAAGTATAAACTTTCTAGGTAAAGCCGTAACGCTATCAGGGCGTACACTTACAGCTGAAGATGAGTTCTTTAAGCAACTAATATTCCGTTCACGTCTAAAATCTATGGTTACAGCGCAAGCGCGAAGGATGGATGGAGATGAATTGAACGCTCTTGGATATAAAACCAAGGATGAATATATCAGTGGTGAAGTAGGCAAGGCTATCAATACAAAAGAAAACCTAGCTGAAAAATGGGAGAAAATGGTCAAAGAAGGTAAGGTGTTAGATGATGAAGCGTCAAAAGCTGAATTTATTAGACAAAATACTGGGTCATATAATCATACAAGTGAAACAGCACTCAAAGCACTTGATGAGGCTCGTGAGACAACATTCACTACACCTCTTAGAAGTGGCACGTTCACTGCACAACTACAGCAGGTCGTTAATAAATTCCCTGCATTACGGCAGGTTATGCCTTTTATCCAAACTCCAACGAACATTCTAAGGGTATCATTTGAACGGTTACCTATTTTAAACTTTGCTATGAAACGTCAGCGTGAACTTATTAGAAACGGTACACCTGATGAAAAAGCAATGATTTGGGGCAATCTTACTTTAGGTGCTGGATTTACTGCATATGCAATGAATTTAGCCATGAATGGTAAGATTACTGGAGGTGGCCCATCTTATACGACTGACACAAATGAAGCAAAGCTATGGAATGCATCACCTGATTGGCATCCTTATTCAATCAATGTTGGTACAAACGAAAGCCCAGAGTGGCTTGAGCTAAAGCGATTAGACCCACATGGAATGGTCTTTGGTATCGTAGGTGATATTTATGAGATGATTGAGCATATGGATGAACCTGATGCAGAGCTAACTGATTTAGTTGGTATGGTAGCAGGGGCATTTGCCAACAACGTCATGTCTAAAACATATATGATGTCGTTGAATGATACGATGAAACTGCTTGATGGTAATACATCAGGAAAGAAAGTTGCTAATACATTGGAATATAGGCTTGCTTCAGCAATACCTTATTCAAGTTTGTCATATGAAATGAACAAGAACCTTAATGGGCAAATGACGGAACTGCGTACATTTACTGACAAGGTTAAATCAAGAATATATGGCATGGATGCATCAGCTGTTAAGCATGATTGGCTAACAGGTGAAGCGATAGATTTGCCACAGTATAAACTTGGGTTCATCAGGCAGAAGAAATTGGATGCAGAACAACACGTAGCAGCAGACGTATATACGGAGCTACGCAAGTTAAGTCATCCATTTGTAGGGCCGCAGAAAACCATCGGTGACGTACAGCTATCTGCAAAACAATATCAAAGATTCAATGAGTTAGTAGGTTCAATTAATGTATCAGGTCGCAAAAATCTAATACAAACCTTAGATAAACAAATTAAATCAAAGCGATATGCGCGGTTAGCGGATATGGCAGAAATTAATCAAACTCGTTCTTCAGATGATGGGCGTGTAAAGCATTTGAATGTTTATATTCAACTCGCAAAACGTAAAGCAAAGTACCAGTTGTTTAGGGAATATCCTGAACTTCAAAAGGCTGTTGCTCTTAACAGACGTTCCAGAAGCCTATCTAAGGCAGGTCGACAATCTGACCCCTTAATAACTTCAATATCTGATTAAACTATTTACCCCGCTTCGGCGGGGCTTTTTCTAACATAGGAGATATGGATGGCATCCATTGTAAACTATGTCGCTGACGGGTCGACAAACCAGTTCCAAATCCCGTTCACATATATAAATCAAGCAGACGTAGTTGTAACCGTAAATGGAGCAACTCCAACTTTTACATTTTTGAATTCAACAACGATTAATATAGCCGCAACACCAGCATCTGGTGCTAAAGTTATTATTAAGCGTGTAACACCATTGAATGCTCTTGTAGATTTCACTGACGGTTCAACACTATTTGAAGCTGACTTGGACTTGGCTCACCAGCAAAATAGACTTATTGCTGAGGAAAGTAGGGATAGAGCAGATAGTGCTATCGCCACAATCAACGCAAATATTGATGATGTTAATACTGTGGCAGGTATTGCGGCTAATGTAACAACGGTTGCTGGCAATACTAATAATGTAAATTCAGTAGCAACTAACATGGCTGAAGTGCTGACTGCAGATACAAACGCTGCAACTGCAACGACTAAAGCGGCTGAAGCAGTTGTCTCTGCTAATACAGCCACAGCACAAGCAACAATATCAACAACTAAGGCTAGTGAAAGTTCTGCAAGTGCAGCAGCTTCATTAGCATCTAAAAATGCTGCGGCAACCTCAGAAACTAATGCAAGTACATCGGAAACTAATGCTTCAAACAGTGCTACAGCTTCTGCAAATAGTGCATCGGCAAGTTCTTCAAGTGCTTCAGGTGCGAGTGGAAGTGCTACAACTGCAACCACAAAAGCAGCAGAAGCCTTAACTTCAGCAAATAATTCAGCAACGAGTGCAACAAATAGTGCAAACTCTGCAACTACAGCTACAACAAAAGCATCTGAGGCATCAGCATCGCAAAGTGCAGCGGCTACCTCTGAGACAAATGCTTTAAGTTCAAAGAATGCTGCAGCTACATCAGCAACTAATGCGGCAACTTCAGAAACAAATGCTGCAACAAGTGAAACAAATGCAGCTACAAGTGCATCAACGGCTACAACAAAGGCAAGTGAGGCATCTACTTCATCTGCAACTGCAACCACAAAAGCTACTGAAAGTGCAACAAGTGCAACTGCCAGTGCTAATAGTGCCACTGCTTCAGCTAACTCTGCATCCACTGCTACAACTAAAGCAAGCGAAGCATCTGCAAGTGCGGCTACAGCATTGTCTCACAAGAACGATGCTCAGACAGCAAAAACTGCATCAGAAACTGCAGAAACCAATGCAGAAACTGCAGAGACAAATGCAGGGGCAAGTGCAACAGCTGCATCAAATTCAGCTTCAAGTGCCTCAACTTCAGCATCAACTGCTACAACTAAAGCAACTGAAGCCTCTAATTCAGCTACAACTGCAACAACAAAAGCATCTGAAGCGGCTACATCTGCAACTAATGCAAGTACATCTGCATCTACAGCTACTACAAAAGCAAATGAAGCAAGTACATCTGCAACCAATGCGGCTACTTCAGCCACATCAGCGCAAGCCTCAAAGGATGCGGCTTTAGCTGCATTAGATTCATTTGACGATAGGTATTTAGGACAGAAGAGCGCAGATGTAACTGTTGATAATGATGGTGACAGTCTGATTTCTGGTGCATTGTACTATAACACTACCGACGACATCATGAAGGTTTATGATGGTAGCCTATGGGTTGCCGCGTATGCTTCATTGTCTGGTGCTATGTTTGGTGCAAATAACCTATCTGATGTTGCATCTACAAGTGGTGCAGTAGCTAATCTAGGTCTAGTAATAGGTACTAACGTACAAGCATTCTCAGCTATTCTTGCGAATACTACAGCATCTTATACGACTGCAGAAGAAAGTAAATTGGCTGGAATTGAAGCTGGTGCTACTGCAGACCAAACAAATGCAGAAATACGTGCAGCTGTAGAAGCGGCTAGTGACTCTAATGTATTTACTGATGCTGACCATACTAAACTTAACGGAATAGAAGCCAGTGCTAAAGATGACCAAACAATTACTGCAGGTTCTGGATTGTCAGGTGGTGGTACTGGTGATGTAACATTAAACCATGCTGATACAAGTAGTGTTAGCAATAGTGATAATAGTGGAAATACATTTATCCAAGATATTACCTTTGATACATACGGGCATGTTCAATCAGTAGGAACAGGCACTGTGTCAGTTGGTAATGGCACACTAACAGTACAAGGTACTGGTGCATTAGGTGGGTCAGGCACTTTTACAGCTAACCAAAGTGGAAACACTACAATTAGTATTAGCCATGATGATACATCAAATCAGAGTTCTTCAAACAACTCTGGCAGAACATATATCCAAGACGTAACACTTGATGCATATGGACACGTCACTGGTTTAGCGACAGCTACAGAAACAGTCGTAAATACTGACACAACCTATTCTGTGGGTGATGGGGGCTTAACTCAAAAGAACTTCACTACTACTCTTAAATCTAAGTTAGACGGTATAGCAACATCAGCTAATAACTACTCACACCCAACAGGCAATGGTAATAACCATATCCCTAGCGGTGGGGCATCTGGACAAATACTTGGGTATTCATCTGCTGGTACAGCTCAATGGACAACTGCTGGCGGTGGCTTACCCGACCCTGTAAATTGGGGTAGCCCTCAACATAACTTTACTTCTGGTTCTTCTTGGAGTGTACCTAGCTCTATAGGCGACGATGACTTTGTAACATTTTACCTTGTAGGCGGCGGTGGAGGCGGTGGTCGTGATGGTGCTAATGCTGGTGGTGGTACTGGCGGTGCGGCGGTCATTTTTAATATTAAAAAGAAACATTTACCTAGCAGTATTACTTACAGTATAGGAAGCGGTGGCTATGAATATACGGATGGTGGAAATAGCGAAATAACTATATCGGGTAGAACATATCGTGCAAGAGGTGGTGAACGTGGCACTAGCAGTCAAACTAGAAATCAGCGTGAAGGCGATTTTGACAATATGATAAGCTCTGGTGATATGAACCTTATAGGACCAGCCGCCGCAGTAGTAAATGGCGGTGCTTTTTACTATACTCACGATGGCTATGGGTACAACTATTCTTATATAAATCGCCACACTGGAGTTAATCAAAATAACAGTGTCTTTGGAGGAGCTTCTGGCGGCTCTAGGATTAGTAGCGTAACGCGAAATAGCGGTACTTCTACATATGGCGGTAATGGCGGTGCTAATGGTGGCACAGGTACAGGGGCAAATGGAAGTGTACCCGGTGGTGGAGGTGGAGGTAGCCACAACCCCGGTGGAAGCTCATCTTACGGCGGTAGCGGTAGCCTTAGAATTTATTATTAATACATATGTAAGGATTTAAAATGAGTGATGAACAAACGCGACGAGCGACAATAGATATGAAAAGAGAAAGAGCTATTACTCTTGCGGAAACAGACCATTGGTGTTTGTCTGACCGCACACCAACTGCTGAACAACTTGCCTACAGGCAAGCTATAAGAGATATGCCAACAACTATTTCATCTTACCCTTTTTTAGATAGTAGCGAATGGCCTACTAAACCTAATTGATGGAACAAAGTGAAGGTTGGCACATTTCCAGAAGTGTCCCCGCAACCCTTCTTTTAGGTCTTATCACACAAGCTGGAGCAATAATTTATATAGTTTCTATGATGATGGCAGATATAGAAAAGAACCAGCAAGACATCGTTGAATTTAATCAGCGAGTTTCAAAAGTAGAACAGTTAGTACAGACACAAGCTATCGCAATGGCACGTATAGATGTTAATATTGAACATATACGAACTGCTGTTGAAAAGATGGCAGATTGATTAGGCTTGGCCTAGCACTGACATCCTTATTACTCACAGCATGTATCCCCGAAATTAGAGTTGATACTCCGATAGCTTTCCCATCGAGCTGTCCAATGGGAGATACTGTCTGTGAACGTAATCTAAACGCTCAAACCCTTGCCTACATTGGTTATCCAGAAGCAGCCAAGAGGTTGATGTGTGAAGATTATAAAATACAAAAAGTAATGGATGAAGAATGTGTAGATACCTCTTTTACACCTTTATATTAATACTGCTCGGAAACGGTGCGTATGCAAATGATATAAACGGTGATTTCAGCAATAATTACCAAGATAGCAATGTTGATTCTGGTAATGCCTCAACAACCAATAATTATAACGCAGCTGGAGCAGCTAGTGCTTCACCAGTTATGTCAGCAATTTCACCCACAATGATGGGTGGAGGCGGCAACGATAGCTGCCTATTACCCACTACCTCTGGAATACAGCTAACAATGTTTGGGTTTTCACAAGGTACAATGCAACAAGACGAACATTGTAACCGTAGAAAGAACGCAAGATTACTTGGCGCACCACAGCAAGTAGGTGGATTAGGATTACAAGTGAGTGCCATATCGGTTCTCTGTAGTTCACCTGCCACTCCAAAATCTGAAAAAAACTCAGGCCAGAGTGTATTTAAAAGCATGATGCTTGCCTCAACACCTTGTCCAATAATGGACGTTGTGACGGGTAAAATACTTATGGGCAAAGACGCAATAGATAAATATAGACAGCATCCCCAAATCTACATCGTTGGATATGAAACTGACAAAGAGTTTTGGGATACTCTTTTACGAATTGGAGAAGATTTAAGTAATGAAGAAAATAAAGCAAAAGTTGCTTCTAACAGTAGGGACACTCGCTCTATTAGTGAGCGGTTCAGGACTACTCGCAGAGTCACCACCACCACCCGACTACAGCCAGACGGGCGCACAAAAGATAACGGAACTGAAGGGAACGATTGACATAATTAATAATCGTTTGCTTGCAAGTGGACAGCTGACAAATGGTGCAGTTGGATATGCTACAGTTGGACGTATTATAATCGATGATGCCCTAGAAGGTGGTAAGATAACTGATGCGCAGTTTGTAGCTTACAAAGCTGCATTAGATAAAGTTATCGCACACGATTACGCTACAGCACAAAACGCTACTCAGCTGTTTACCCAAGAGCATACTGCATCGATGACACAACTGACCCTAGCAATAGACTTATTAAGTAGTGCTACATCAGTTCTAGCTACAGCGACATCAGTAGCTACAATAGCTGCAGAGGCAGATACAAAGCCAGAGCAGGTTGCACTACAGGATATGCTTCAAACAGATGAGTATTCTATTCAAGCATCAGAAGTAGCTACATATAATAATGCTTTGGACAGTGTAGAGAATTATGCTCAAAAAGCTGGTGCATTCATGGCTGCAGCAAACAATTCAGATTTAACAGCATCTATTGATGCATATACCGCTACCAATAATTTGGTCGCTGGGAATTATACTGCAATCACTTATACGCAAGCAGCTGATGAATTTATCATTACATGGGCAGATGCTGGAACTGGTTGGTCAGGATATTTAACGGATGACATGAAGGATGCCACTGCAATTTATGGTGCAAATACATATATGCAGCAACACGGCACACCCATAAAGGACATGTAAATGGAAGACACTGAACTTAAAGTTGGGCGTTTTTCATTCAAAGGGTGGTACATAGCTGCTGCCCTTCCAATCTTATCAGCAATTAGCGGTACGATTTATTATGGATATGACACCCTAAACCGCTTCTACGCTGTAGAGGAGGGTATAGATTTAGTTGTTTCAGAATCTGACATATTTAATGTGAGAGCAGCTGACTTCAACTCAAGAATTCAAACTTTAGAACAGGCGGTAACAGATAATGATGTTAGAGGTCTTAATACACGTTTATCAACGATTTCTACACAGATGCAGACAATTCTGGAACAGCAGAAGGCACTTCTGGAACTGCGTAGTATGGTTGAAAAATCAAGCACTATCACTGACCAAATCGGTGATAAATTGGATACGTTCCAAGTGGAAATAGATGACATTTGGAAGGCTTATGATTCATTAGCCGAAAATCCACTAAAATAATAAGGATACAATATGCTACAAGCATTGATTGGCCCAGTCGCTGGGCTTCTGGATAAAGTTGTGCCTGACAAAGATGTAGCTGCAAAACTCGCTCATGAGATAGCAACTATGTCTGAAAAACACGCACAACAATTATCAATAGCACAGCTGGCAGTGAACAAAGAGGAAGCCAAGGGAAATTGGTTTCAATCTTCTTGGAGGCCAGCAGTTGCATGGGTTTGCGTAGTAGGCATGGCAATTAACTTCTTAGTTAGCCCGCTTTTATCACCACTAGGCGTAGTCGTCCCACAAGCTGACACATCAGTCATGATGCCAGTGCTTATGGGTATGCTCGGACTTGGTGGTCTACGTTCATTCGAGAAAACAAAGGGTGTTACTAAATGAGAGAAAATTTTAACAAATGCCTAGAAATGGTACTTGTCCACGAAGGTGGCTATGTGAACAACAAAAACGACAGGGGTGGTATGACCAACCTTGGCGTTACTAGAAGAGTATATGAAGATTGGGTTGACCGACCTGTATCTGAACAAGAGATGCGTGACCTCACACCAGAGGATGTCGCTCCAATATATAGAAAAAATTACGCTGATAGAATTCACTTTGATTCACTTCCATCTGGCCTTGATTGGGCCTGTCTGGATTGGGCTATTAATTCTGGAGCGAGTAGACCTGCAAAAGCTATACAACGTGCAGTTGGTGCAACAGCAGATGGTGTCATTGGGCCAAAGACCTTGCAGCTCGTAGCTGAAAAAGACCCTAAGTTTATAATCGATTACGTTTATACTGTTAGGCAAGCATTCTATAAAGGCTTAGATGATTTTAAGCATTTCGGTAGAGGTTGGTCACGACGAAACAAAGAAACATTACATCAAGCCATGGAAATGGCTGAAGAGGGGGCGTGATGACTGATACTGATATGATGGCTCTTCTTCATAAAACATTAGCTGAGAACTTACTGCTGCGTGTCAAAGACCCAGATGCAAAGTCAGCTGACCTTAATGTTGCAAGACAATTTTTAAAAGATAACGGAATAGATGCACTTCCAGCAGAGGGTTCACCATTGAGTGAACTCGTAGGTACGCTTCCTGATTTCAGTGATGCAGCCTTTGATGTGAGTGAACTCAAGGTTAATTAATGTTTAAAGCAAAAACCTCGCTGGGCTTGCCCATAAAGCAAGACCCACTTTCAGATTTTCGTAAATTCTTATTCGTAATATGGAAGCACCTTAATCTACCAGACCCAACAGTGGTTCAGTATGACATCGCAAGAAAACTACAGCATGGTGAGAAACGTATGATTATCCAAGCCTTTCGAGGTGTAGGTAAGTCGTGGATTACCTCTGCTTATGTTGTGTGGCTGCTATATATGAACCCACAATTAAATATATTGGTGGTTTCTGCATCTAAATCACGCTCAGATGACTTTACTACATTCACGCTGCGTTTGATTAACGAAATGGATATTTTAGCACATTTGAGGCCAAAGACAGACCAAAGACAGTCCAAGATTAGCTTTGATGTTGCACCTGCTGCAGCGTCTCACGCACCATCAGTTAAGTCTGTAGGAATTAGTGGGCAACTTGCAGGTTCTCGCGCAGATGTCATTGTTGCAGACGATATTGAAGTCCCAAATAACTCAATGACACAAGGCATGAGGGATAAACTATCAGAGGCTGTTAAGGAATTTGACGCTATCTTGAAGCCAGATGGACGTATTATCTATCTTGGCACACCTCAAAACCAAGAAAGCCTATATAATAAACTACCTGACCGTGGTTACACAGTAAGTATATGGCCCGCTCGTTACCCAAATCAGGAACAATCTATAGGTTATGGCACTAAGTTAGCCCCTATGATTACCAATAAGCTGCAAGCTGATAGTGATTTAATTGGTGACCCAACAGACCCTAACCGCTTTTCTGACTTTGATTTGTTAGAACGTGAAGCATCCTATGGACGCTCTGGGTTTGCGCTGCAGTTTATGCTCGATACAAGGCTATCAGATGCAGAACGCTATCCACTCAAGGTTTCAGACCTCGTTATTATGGATATACCAGTGCATGAAGCCCCTGAGAAAGTCGTTTGGTCATCAGACCCACAGCATATTGTGGAAGAATTACCCAATGTTGCTTTCAACGGCGACCACTATCACAAGCCTATGTTTATGTCGGAAGACTTCATTGAATATACAGGCTCTGTGATGTCCATAGACCCCTCTGGGCGGGGTAAAGATGAGACGGGGTATGCAGTCATAAAGATGCTCAATGGCTACCTATACGTGCGTAGATGCGGAGGTGTAGCAGGTGGGTACTCTCAGGAGGCTTTAGAGAAACTTGCAGTCATCGCAAAGGAAGAAATGGTTAATGAGATAATCGTCGAAAGTAACTTTGGTGATGGTATGTTTAACCAATTGTTTATGCCTGTATTGACTAAGGTATACCCAGTAACACTATCTGAGGTTAGACATAAC